ATTACTCCTGTCACCTAGAGCACCACTAGCTCCTGCCCCGACTGAAGTGATATCGATCTGATAAACTTCAGCAGGAACTGTCCAAGTTCCGGAGCCTGAAGTGAAAGACGTGACCCCTGTCGTTGCTGTGTTGGCAGTGGTAGGAACAGACGTTTGTCCTAGAATATGCCAGGTTGTTCCGTTGCAGACAAGAACAACAAAAGAATATTGGTCGCTCAAATCGAACGTGGTAGCTCCGTCGATTGTTTCCGAACCGTTTCCATCAATAGTCCAAGTGTGGGAAGCTTCCATCTTTTTGAACATCAAGGTTAACCCGGTTGAGTTGGCAACCGCCGGGAGAGTTGTTGTTGCGTCGCCCGATAAACTCCCCGTGTAATATAGAGTGTTTTTTGATGGAGCTACCGAACCGGTTCCGGTTACCGAAGCGATGTTTTCAAGATATCCGGAAGCGATCCCCCAGTCACTGTTTGAAAACGAAGGTTCCGAAGCCGTCACGTCAGCGAGATTTGTTAAGAGGAGCCAAGTCGCTCCATTGTGATAAACCGAAGCGGGAACGTTCAAAGCTCCGGTCAGGGCACTCCAATTTCCTGCGAAGTTTGCTGCGGCTAGTGCGGCATCTTCAGCATTTTCCGCTGCGGTTTGTGCTGTCTCCGCAGCGGTTTGAGCCGCTTCCGCTCCTGTTTCATATCCCGCCATTGTGGTTTCAAACGTATCTCCGTAGGAACCGAAAGCGTTTAACTCCGTTCGAAAGGTAGGGAGGTTCCCCAAAAAGCTATTTGCGTTCGATGAAAAAGTCGCAGGGTCTTGGGTCCTGGAGGGGACCGTACCGAGCGATGATATAGTAGGCCAAGCCATTCTTTTCTCCTTTTAAAAGGTTTCTTTTCTAAGCATACTTCTTTTATTCCAATCCCTCAACTGAGAGTGAACATGTAGCAAGAGGAGGATTGTCATAAAGAAGTCTGAAGTCTTTAAAGAATCCGTAAACAATTGTAGAGGACAAATCTTCATCTCCAATATAAACCGTAGGTACGTCTCTAAACCCTGATAAAGTTCTTTGAACGTAAGCCATGGACTCCCTTTCTAGGGAGACCACATAGTCAGAGCGTTTCACAAATGCTTTGGAGTCAACCGAATAGTTACCATTAGCGTCTTCAGTTTTCCTAGAGAAAGTGATGATTCCTGTGTTGACCGGATAAACAGTATCTCCAAGATTGATGCTTTGCCCTGCTACTATTTCCCCAACTTCCGCAGTATCTCCAGTGTTATCTATCACAATATCTATATCAACTCCTGTACCGAAATAAGCGGGGAGGTCGGTGAAGGCTACGTCTTGTCGGTTGCTAAAGGGAGAGAAAAACCAAGAGTACCAATCAGCCTCTAAATCTCCTTCGGCAAGGGATAGGGTTGAATTGTAAACCTCTCCATCTACCGAATCGGTGACTTTCACTTGAACCGTATCAGCATTCAACCCGAAAAAGGAGATACCATTTATTAGCGTTGTCGGGTTTGAAATAGTCATTTCGATAGTGTTTGAATTTGTGGTTTTGGTTCCTATGATTTCATCGCTCCACCTCCACTTATTAGCATAGCCTTGACTCTCCCAATCGGTGCTAGTTCCAGGTTCGGCAGTTGTCGAGGCGACAACACACTTCCAAATCTCTTTTTCATGGGTGACCAAATCGTTTAAGTTGTACGTACCAGCGGACCAATCAGAGTCGGTGTTTGATACGTTGGTTGTTAAGTCCCCCTCAGGTACTACGTATTTACTAATTACTTTCATTATTCAGTCCTCGTACTGGGTAATCCGTTATAATCCCATTCTAGCAATCTTTTTTCGATAGCGTTAGAGTTAACATTCATGTTTATCATCATTTGGGTTAGGTCACTCCTCATTTGTTTGAGTTCAGTTATCAAAGCCGAGCTGCTTCCCGAAGAAGGGGAAGCGACCGAATAGGTCGGATTAGGAATGCCTATCATCCCTCCTTGGTTGAACATTGGAGCGGGAACTCCTAATTGTCTCCCAGCGAAACCGATTATTCCTTTCATCCCTTCTGCAACCGCTGAACGGGGGATAACCATTTCTCCGGGAGAAAGTAGGGAAGGAACCGTATCGTTTTTCCTATGGTCTCCCGCCATTTTGGCAATACCTGGTATGATACCTCCTTCAGCCCAATTCCAAGGTCGAATAATTTTTCCTACGGTAGAGTTCTCATTTGTTGGGTCCAGCTCACTAATGAAACTTCCCGCTCCTTCTCCGATACTTTTTACGGAGTCAACTATATCTCGGATTGTGTCGGCAACTGCCTGCAAGGCCTTCTGAAAGGGGTCGAATATGTTCTCTTTAACCCAGTTGAAAGCTCTTCGGACAATACCATCTTCCCCAAAAAGAGGGTCAAATATCTTCTCTTTAATCCACTTGAAAGCTCCTCTAACAACTCCATCTTCCCCGAAAAGAGGGTTGATAATGTTATCTTCTATCCATTTGAAAGCTCCTCGAACTATTCCATCTTCCCCGAAAAGGAAGTTGAACCCCTCTTCAATCCAAGTAAAGGTTGCTCTAAATAGGTCGATGACTGGTTGGAATATCTTCTCTTTAACCCAATTAAACAAGCCTCGAATTATTCCATCTTCCCCAAATAGAGGTTCGAAAATATTCTCATCAATCCATCTAAAGGCCGCCGACATCGCTTCGGTAACCTTGCCGAATACCTCTTTAACCCCCGCTCCAAATCCCGGAAAGAACCCGTCAAGTATTGCAGGAATCAACTCAATAACTCCTTGAACTAAAGCAAGAGCTATTTCAGGAGTTGCCTTTATGAGTTCCGAGGTTATGATAGGAATGGCTTCGATAACAGCTTGGATGATTGCTGGAAGATTGTCGATGATTGCATCAATTATTTGAGGAGTTGCTTCGACTATCGCATCAATGATTGCGGGTAACCTATCTACGAAAGTGGAGATGATAGCTGGAACTTGTTCTAGAAAAGCTGCGACTATTTCAGGTATAGCAAGGATAAGTTCGGGAACAATTTGAAGGAACCCATCTAGGATGACAGGTATCTGAGATGCGATTGCTCTAAAGAGTCCAGGAACTTCGGGAATGATTGCTTTGAAAGCGTCAACAAATCCTTGAGTCAAAACTGGTATGATTCGAGGTATTTCACTTGTGATAGTTTTGATAATTTTGGGGAGGTTCTTGGTTAGAGCTTTGAAGAGTTTGGGAAGGTTTTTGATGATTGTTTCTACCAACCTTGGGGCTGATTCAGCGAACCTTTCTGCAACAACGTCAAGGTTTCTCACTGCGAGTTCGACTTGGGAGACAAAGCTTTGAGATATCTTATTGTCGAGTTCCGCATACTGGTCATAGATTACACCAACGCTTTTTTCGTTCTCCTTTAGAAGTTCTTTTCTCGCTTTGATTTCTTCAGTAAGTTGTTTGTCTTGCGTTTCAAAAGATTTCACCTTTTGGGAGAGCAGGAGTTCTTCTTTTTCTAGTGCTAGCTTTTGTTCAGCGATTCCTTTTCTAGCTGTCTCGTCTTTCTTGTCTATCTGTTTTCCTTCGATAGAGAGAATCTTCTTTCTTTCAGCGATGGAGTCTTTGAGTCCTGTGATTTCTTCGCTGGCTACTTTTTTCCTTTCTTCAAGAGAGGCAAGCTCCGAAGAAATCTTTTCGTTTTCTTTTGAAAGAACCTCTTCCCTAGCGTCAAGCTGTTTTTGATATGCTTTCTCTTCATCAGCGTTGATGCTGTTTAAAGCATCCCCGAAGTTCAAGAGGGACTCATTTAGACTTGTGGGAAGATTGGTAACTGCGTTGACTGCTTCAGTTGCAGCATCGATGAGGGAGCCTCCCGCAATCTTCATCCCTTCTTGGAAAAAGACTATGGAGTTTTGAACCGCTTCATTAAGTATCTCCGCTCCTTTGGCGAATGCTTGAGTTACTGCCTGCAATAACCCGCTACCTATTTCACCCAACTCGATATCCGGTAAAACTCCTGCCAGTCCTT